AAACCCTGTTCAGTATATGATTGCAGCTTCGACATCAAAATCAAATGCCGAAGCAAGCCAATACGATAATGCTCCCAAAGAAAGTATTGCTATTTTTGAAAACATCGGTACCATGCTTAAATATGGCAGCTGGTGTTCATACGGAGCGTTAGAAATCTGTGACGCTGCCCGTGAAGCTATTTCACATCCAAACATTGACGCCCTGATACTTGATACTGATTCAGGTGGTGGATCTGTTGATGCTATACCTCCATATCTCGATTTAATTAATTATGCTCATTCACTGGGTAAACCGGTAATTGCATTGTGCGATTTATGTGCATCGGCTGCATATTATGTGGCTTCGCACTGCGATGAAATTATTGCACGAAACAATATATCATCAGAATTTGGGAGTATTGGTGTGATGATGGGTTGGCAATCAACCAAGGAACGTGATATGAAAGAAGGTATTACCAATCATGTAGTTTATTCTACAAGAAGTAAATGGAAAAATCTACCTTTCAGAAAAGCCGAAGATGGAGGCGATGGCGCTTATGATCTCCTGCAGAGTGAAGAATTAGATCCACTCGAATTGAAATTTGAAAATGATGTGATTGATTCGCGCGGGAAAAAACTTGATCAAACCGTTGAAGGAATACTTTCAGGACGTATGTTTTTTGCTGAAGATGCAAAAAAATACGGTTTGATAGATGGAGTTGGTAATTTAGATTACGCTATAAAAAGAGCAAAAGTTTTAAAAGACAGATATTTATTAATTAATTATTCACAATAAAATTTTCACCATGGAATTTAAAAAAATTTTAGCGGTCATTCTGGGAATTTTCGGTATCAGTGCACTTGCAAAAGGAGCTGATGGTAAAGCAGTTTTATCAGCCGAACAGGAAAAAGAACTGAAGGACCAGTTTGGCGAAAAGTTTTTGGAGAAATTCAAAAACGATTTGAAAGCCGAAGAATCCAAAGGAGTTGACCTGACCGTACCCAGTTCAGAAATCACGGCGTTGCAACAAACAGTTGCCAGTATGAACACTCAGCTTAATGCTGCATTAGGAAAAATTAAAATTTTGGAAGCCGATAAGGCTAAATTGGAAACAGAAAAAGAACTTGACGATCCTGAAAAAATTGACATGACTTTGAACAATGGAAAAAAGGCTGCATTTAAGCCCAACATGAGCTATCAGCACAACAAAGTGATTGATGCTTATTTCAAAACCGGTAACATGCAGTATAGTGGTGACGACACCATTAATACTTCTGAATTACAGGATGAATTTGGTAAGTATGTGTCCGGTGTGAAAGTTGATATTTTTCAGAGTCTGAAACAGGAACTCACCATTACTCAGTATATGACAACCGTCACAACTGACAAAACAGAATGGAGAGCCGCTAAAGCTATCATGGATAGTGTATTGCAACAATTCACTCCAAAATGGACTCCTAAAGGTACATCAACGTTTTCGCCGATTACAATCAAAAACTTCAAACTGAAGGTAAACGTTCCAATCACACCAAGTGATATCATTGATCAGTTCATTGGTTATTTATACGATGAAAATCTGACACCTGATCAGATGCCAATTGTAAAATATATCGTTGATGTATTGCTTATCCCTCAGTTAGGTCAAGATCTTGAAAATGCAATGTCCACCGGTAAGTATGTAGAACATGTACAAACTCAGGATAATGCGGCAGGTTCAGCTGCTGAAGATTCGATGGATGGTGTTGTTACTATTCTCCAGGCATTGAGCGCAAAACATGATAATTCGGTAACCTGGTTATTGGATGGTGTTGAACTTACACCTGCAAATATCATTGAAAAAATGAATTTGGCAGCCGATTCAGTAGCTCCGTTGTACAAAAAGAAAAAAATGTTGATCCATGCGGATCCTGATTTGATTTTGATATATCAACGTGCTTATCAGAAATTGTATCCTACCACTAAAAATCAGGATGCGGGTAATCTCCGTCTCGATTTTACCAACTTGTCATTTGCTCCGGTTGATGGTTTGATTGGTACCGGTGTGTTCTTTATTACGCCTAAAGAAAACTTTATTCACCTGATGAGCCGTAATACTTCCGATGCCAAGATATTCCTGCAGGTAGCAAACTACGACGTTAAAGTTTTCATGGAATTCTGGAAAGGTATAGGTTTTGCCATGGAAGAAGCAATTTTTGCTTATTTACCCGAAGATTTGTCCGGAAGCGGTTCAAATGGCGGAGGACTTTAATTTTTAAATACTCTAAAAAAAATATAGTAAAATGAGTTACGAAAGAGTATCAGTAAAAAAGGCCAGCTCTAATGCAGGGCGGCCTAAAGGTAAAGCAGCTTATATCGTTCTTTTCGATTGGGAAGATATTCAGACTTACACCCGTGACGACAAAGGCGTCAGGGTAACTGCTTTTGCGTTTAAAACAGGTAAAAAGCCGATTGGTATTTATGCCACCGACAGCACACAAAATGTGTTTCATCAGCTGAGTGGTAACGATGACGCACGTGGATTTATCCACCATGTTGATTTTGAACATCCAGGCGATTCACTTGAATTGAACGAATTCCTTGAAAATAATGTGAATGGCAGATTAGGTGGAATTCTTGTGCCATGCGGTGATCCCGACTGCAAAATTGCAGGATTACCATGCAATCCGCTTAAATTTACGCAGGATAACGGACAAAGTAACAACGAAGGCACTAAACATACTATTCAGTTGGTTCAATCATTTGCAGGCGCTGCATTAGGCCACATTTCGAAACAATTAATTCCTATAACTGATGATGCTGTTGTTAATTCAGCACTTGGATTGCCAGGTACCGGCGGATCGGTAGGAGATGGATTGTAATTGAAGGTATTTTCAATAAACTTAAAAAAGGCTGAATATAACATATTCAGCCTTTTTTTTGTCCTTTATTTATACAATTTGCAATTGCAAATTTGTATTGCTATAATTTATAATATAAATATCCATGCAAAAACAAATTTAACATGAAAAAACAAATGTAAATGTTGCGCATATTAAAGTTAATGTGCAAAACAACAAAGCAATTAAACAAAGTTATAAACCAAAAATTCACTAAAAATGAAGAAACAAAAAAAACAGGATAATGTTACTCCTGAAATTACGGACAAAAACAACGATAAGGTTGAAAATGGAGACGAATCCGCCGATAATTTAAACGAAAACGTTGAAAGTAACGAATCATCGGATTTGAAAATTGGCATAATCGGTGCCGGAAAAATTTGTGTGTGTATTCCATTCCTGCAGTCAGCCGCTCAGGGAGATGAGTTAAAGTATGCACTTCGTTCAATAGAACGTAATTTCCGGGAAGATTTTGCGGTTGTAATAATTGGCGATCGTCCGGCGTGGTTAAGTGACGAAGCGATTCATATTCCGGTGGAAATTGCTTCAAAAAATCCACAAATTGATACTACAAATAAACTTTTCAGGGCTATTGCCTCAGAACTGGTAAGCGATAAGTTTGTATGGAGTAACGATGATATCTATTTCAACAGTCCGGTAATGCTTGCTGATATTCAGGCTTTATCTGTACAGGGAAAATTATTGGAAATTCCGGGAGCTACAGAAACTTATAAGGTAAACCGAAATGCTACAATAGATGTGCTCAGAAAATTGAAAAATGACACAAATAATTTTGATATGCATGTTCCGTTTTTTTACGAAAAAGAAAAATTGCTTGAATTATTTGAAATATTGACTAAAATAAATGCTCCTGAAGGTGTTCTTATTCCTTCAATCTATTACAATCATTTCTATTCCGGTTTTTCGGCAACTAATAACGATGGTTTGAATGGTAATTATCTGTTGCGCGTTGTTTCTTCAGAACCTGATCCTGCAGCATTTTCAAGATTGATTGTCGGTAAAAAATTTCTGAATAATTCAGAAAATGGATGGTGTAAATTGGTAAAAAAATATCTGGAAAATAAATTCCCTGAAAAGTCTAAATTTGAAATTTAAACTAAAGTGAAACAGGAAGTTTTAAACTGGTTGCAAAAAGGGTGCGATTCTGATCAGGGAATCGCACTTCTCGAAAAATACAGCAAAAACACATTTTTAATCCGATTAATAAAAATAGATCCGATAAAAAATGTAAAGTTGTTGAAGGATTCGCTGTGTAAAATTGCTAATGTGGATCCTCCGTCTCATAATTCGACCAGTGAACCACAAACGAAAAGCAATTTTTCTCGCGATACCTTCAGGAGTGAATTTCCATTTATAAATCAACCTGATTGTCCGATAGAACTAAAAGCCCTGGTAACTGATAAGTTTACTTCATTTTATACTTACAGAGATTTGCATAAAAAACTTCGCGACTGTAATAATCTGAGTGAATGTGCCGATATATCCAAAAAATTAATTGATAATTATACTGAGAACCGCGCTATTTATGCTGAACTTGAATACTATAAAAAACATAAGGTTTTGCTTGGTAAACATCCTATTTTTAAACATTATAGTCATGTAAAAGAAATTAGAATGCTTAGCATGAAAGATTTAGTGTTGAAACAAATTAAACTAAATCATAATATTTGGCGTATTAACAGTAATTTGGCAAAAGGTGATAAACCTCAGTTAGATGCTGAACGTAAAGCCGATTTAGAGGTGAAACAAAATGAACTGGCCGAAGTAAACAGATTATTAGGGGAATGAGTTTTTATTTTGACCTTGACGAAATAAGACAGGAACGTATTAATGCACGTATGTTTTCTGCTAAATTTGAACGTATGCACAATGCCAGGTTAGAGAACCTGAAACAATTATGTGGCCGGTTGCCGGAAGAAAATGAGTGCTTTTTTATTGAAACAACAAAGAGTTTTAATGCTTTCACATTTATCGTTTATCTGATACGACATGCAGGAACTATCCGGAGTTTATTTATTGCCACCTATTCAATTAACGATCGGATATTAAATTCGCTTTTACGTTGGAAAGAAAATGGATTAATCGACCAGGTAACTATCGAAATATCCGAAAGTATTAAGTTCAGAATGCCGAAAATAGCTCAACGATTGGATTTGTTGTCAAAAACAGAACAAATAACAGTAATTTATGAGTGGACACACAGAAAAGTAACTTGTGTAAAAACAGATATAGGACTTTTTGAAATAGAAGGATCAGGTAATTACGGCGAAAATGCCGCTAAAGAACAATATATATTTTGTAAATCAAAAGAGGTATATGAATTCAGAAATAATGAAAGCAGCAAATTGGGAAAGTCTTGACAAAATTCCTGATTGGTTAGAAAAAATAAATTGGGATGAATATGAAAAACTGGCTTCAATAGGTTATACTCCTGAAAAATTAGCCATGTTTTACAAGGTAAAGAAAATTGAATTCATGTATTATTACATGCTTATTGATTCAGTTCTTGAATATCATTACCAGCGTGGAATACTTTACTATCAGGCACGTGAAGGACTTGCTATGGTTGACGATGCTGATACCAATGCTACACAGGCTCAACGGTTGGATAAGTTACGCGATAATGTAGCTTTTCAAAAAGCTAAAGATGAAATAGTATATGGAGGATTATAATAAATCATTATTTGATCTGTTACAGGATTATATCCAATCAGGTTCGAAACAATCATTATCTGACGACGAACAAAAGTATTTGGACTTACTATACCTTATTAACTCACTTCGTCGCAAATATGGCAAAGAAAACGCCATATCATTTATTCAACGTCCTCCGTTTAATATACCTTATCGCCGTGCTCGCGAATTATACGATGAAGCTATAAATCTGTTTTATGGTGATGATGGAATAGAGAAACAAGCGCACCGAAATGCTATGTTTGAAGAAATGAGAGCAGCTGCCAATTTGGTACTTACAACTTCAAAAGGGTCAAAGGATATGGAAGTTTATGGCGATTTAATGACAAAAGCCTATAAAATGAAATGTCTTGATATTCCTGAACCTCCTAAAATACCTGAAGCACTTTACAAAAAACCAATTAAAGTATATTCA